CTTTAAAGCATCCGCGTCTAGACAAATATAAATGTCTCGTACATGCTCTTGAATAATTTTTTTCTGTAAAGCCGGTTGTATAATTTTGCCAAATAATGGAATTGCATTGCGTTTAATTGCAATTGCATCAAATGAACCTTCACATAGTATGATTGGTTCAGCCCAATTTATAAGCATTTCAAATCCTATAATATCTTTTGAAATTTTTGGATTTTTGTGTTTTTGTTTGTCTTCTTTATAAAATGCTCTGCTAACAAAATAATTCAATTGGCCGGCTGCATCATAACTAGGAATAATTATTTTGCCAGAGTATTCGCCGGATTCACAATAACCGATTCTATACTTTAAAATATCAAATGCTGTAATTCCTCGTTTCGATAAATAGTGTATTGCGTTTCGGTAATCCGGTGTTAGTTTTTTTATCCAAAGTGGCCGATATTGTTCAGGTAGTTGAACTGTGGTTGGTTTCTCAGTAACTGAGTTTTGTGATCGATACCGGGTTGATTCAACAATGCGTTCTAGTTGCTCAAACTTTTCTTTGGATAAATTTAATTGTTTGAATAATGAAGAAATACTTCGACCCTTTTTATCTGAAATCCAACAATGCCAAGCATTTTCACCAGCATGATTGGTGTTGATATTAATTTCTAATTTAGGTTTGTAATGGGAAGTAAATGGGGAGAAGAATGCAATATTATCACCAGATGTTGGTTTACCTTTACCAAGCACTGATTCTAATAACTGTAATAATTTAAGATTCTTCATTAATAATAATATAATGAATTACTATATGTAATCCAATTAAATAATATTAATAATATATAAATAATAGTTAGACACATACATTTCATTCCTGGTCTAACGATCGATTCAAATAAATTTCATCAATCTATTAATAAAATGAATTTCATTAATTATACTGAATATATTAAAAATATTTCACAAATCAAACCATTACTTGAAAAAAGTTTTAATTGTTTTCGGTTCCTCACCATCTTTTAAACATTCTGCGAACCATTCTGCGGGAATATCTTTTTTAGCTACATGTTTTATGCCTAATTTCAGTGCATGCATTTCATATGTAGTTTTACTAGCTTTTGAGATTTTTTGTGTTGGAGCTTGAAATACCATGCGAATATCAATGCCAGGATTGGATGCAAGAACATGTTTCATTTTAAGTCGGTCAATTGATGTCCAACGTCCTTTTGTTTCAATATACATTAATGAGCCATCGCGTTTAGTAAAAACAAAATCAGGTGTATACTTTGCTTTGCGTTCTGGTACTATATAATTTAATGTTTCTGTCTCGTAATTCAAAGGATATTCGTAACTTTTTATTTGATCAGCTACTGTATGTTCTAATCCAGATTTATATCCATATTTAAGTGCCGCAGCTCGTTTTGAGTTTCCTGAACTATGATAATGATTTTTTGCCATATAACTTTTTATTTTTATTATGCTCGTTTAATGTCATCATTGTCTACAATCCACATTGTTCCTTGAGGAATTGTTATAAATGACTTTTTTGTGCCATATGGCCTTTGATATTTTAAATATATGTTATTTCTAGCGCTAGGATCGTTAGAATTTACCATGTAATTAGCAAGTACTTGTTTTTTTTCTTTGGCATCATAACGCATTGCTCGGGATACTTTACCATCTTTAATAAACCATAATGGATATTCTACATCATATTGTTTAAATTGTAATTTATCACCTTTTTTATATGCAATCGCAGCCGGTGCTACTGGTGCTGTTGGTTCAACTGCAGTTTTTTCAAATGTTGCATTTAATTTAGCAATTGCAGCTACATTTTTTATACGAATGGGTGTAGTATCTTTTTTTGAATTCCAAGCTAATTTATTTATTGTATACCATGCATTATCCATGTAAGTATATAGATATGGATCAGTATAACTCATAGTATATAAATTATTACCGTCTGGTTGTTGATAATATAGATATGGAGTTGTAATTTTTTCTGTTTCTTGTGTAGATATAGTTGCATTACTCGTTGGGGACGCAAATAAATTCTGAATCGCAACACCTTTTTCAACTTCTGGCTTATTAATTATCTCTTTTTCTTCTGGTTGGTCAACAGGAGCTGCTTTAATATCTGCCGCAGTAAATGGTTGACCTTCATTCATATTTTTATATTTTGCTTGCTCATCTGGAGTAAGTTGTTTGAATTGTACCAATGTACTAGCTCCAATTGTATATCTTCGTGCAGTAACCGGTACCTCAGGAAGATCTTCTGGGGCGAGATCTCGCCCAGCTTTTGGCTTATCGGTATTAGGATCTGCAGCAACACTAGTAGTTGATTTAATTTTTTTAGTTGATGGAACAATCCAAACATTCCATTTCATTCGACGTTCTGAATCTTTAAGATTGACGCTCAAAACATATTTATTTTCAGCTTTAGCATATTTACTATACGCACCAACTGTACTATCTGCCGATATAATACCAGGCAATGTATTTAACACATCCGTTTCTGTTGGCAATGGATCTTTTCCTAGTTTAATTGTATAAACAACTTCAAATGCATATATAGCACCATCTTTTCTTGCTTGATCAAATTCACTCACAGGCTTCATTGCTTGCACAGTAGCTTTGAATCTTCTAGATTCCAATAAATATTTTTTGATTATCGATTCTAACATAATTTCCTTTTTTATAAATATTGATTACCAATCAACTAGTACCATTTTATTGCTCCACAACATTACATTGTCTGATTTAAAATCTAAATCTAAATCTAAATCATCGATGCCCGTACGGTTTGTGTCTTGTTGCAAAGCCCGTAAAAAATTAACTAGTCTTGGGTTAGTATTGCGAGCTCCATCATTATCCAGATAATCAAATATACTAACTTCGCCTCCGGTTTCTCGAGCATACATTTTGAACTGATTCATGAATTGGTCAATCATCAATTTATCAGGTTCTGGTAATTGTTCTGCATTTGCCATTATATACATGCTTTGTTTTGCATCAACATAATATACCGGAATAAACGTTGTAAATTCAGACCATCGTCCAACAATAACTTGTGCAACTTCCAATTCACTTCGTTCTTGTGTTATTTTGAAGCATCGATCAGTGCCATCAATTTCATAGACACGACCATTATCTCCGGCTGCAATAAATCGAAACTGTTTTGATTTAATTTTATTTAACAGTTCTTGCAACTCAGTGTCGACAATTTCTAATAATGATTTTAAACGTATCATGTTATCCTTTAAATGCAATATTTTTATCCAAGTCAATTCGAATCAAAAAATTCATATCAACATCATTTCGTTTTTTAATTGGTTGTGCTAATTTACCAATTGCTAGTAATTCGCCGGCTTCATTATATAATCCAATTGTAGTTATATAAGGAGCAAAATCACTGCCACTAACAAATGCATGATATGTTGAATCATCGTCTTGTGTTAACGATAAATTAGTTGACATATTAAAATCGCCAGCATCTAATTTAGCAATAGCACTAAGTTCATTGATTGTCACCGTGCTTTTATAACTTGCGGTATATGGACTTAATAAAATATCTTTAAATCTATAATCAGCTGATGAAATTACAACTAGTCCTTGTTTGCTAAACACGTTGCCAACATGAGCTGTTTGTAAAAACGTTCCTCCTACACTACGGTCCGCTAACGCACTTATATTGCTAGTGGAAAGTGACTTGTTAAATATTCTAACTTCATCTAGAACTCCGCGGAAATACGAGGTTATATTAGGATGTCCGCCTATATACACATCAGCCGTATTATCAATTCTACCTGATGCACTTAATGGACTATATGTATTAGTCAATATCTGATTAGATACTGAATTACTCAATGTTCCATTAATATATAATTGTAAAGTGCTTCCTGTTTTTTGACAAACAACGTGAGTCCATGTACCATTTGTTAACGCAGCTGATGATGTAACAAAAACTAAGTTAGTTGGGCTAGCGGCTGCTGCAAAAACTAGTTTATTCGATGGTAGTACGGCAATAGCAAATGGGTATTGACTTTGCAGTGGACCAGATAATTTTCCAATAATCGGATCTTGATAGCCGGTTGTTGCAATCGGGTCTATCCAAAATGAAATTGCATAATTATGGTCTCGATCATAATAACCCGGGACTGAAGTTTGTATGTAACTGCGTGTATTTGTGCCAGAATTACTAAATTTAGCACAACGACCAACTGGCTCATTATCAACTAATGTAGTCACACCGGATTGATATATAACATTTTCACTCGTATATGGAATTCTAGAAGTGTCAAAATACTCATTAAATCCTTCATAAAATGTTTCTCCGCCAACAATTTTTGTTTGATCGAAATCAACATCATATACATTGCTATAACGGTCACTTGCTAAATTCACAGAACCAGTAAATGTAAATGATCCTGCTTTAATACCTTCGCCAATTTTAATTTGAGGAATTGACAATACAGATGCTGATTCAAACAATGTTTTTGTAGTTCGATTTAAATCAGTCGGACCATATGATTTATATGGTTCATCTTTGTATTTATAGTATAAATGATTAACAGAGTGATAAATAACAGTTTGCAACGATCCATTAATATTTGCAGCATCATTGTATACTAACTCAGTGCCAATCGCAGGAAGTTGATCCGAATAAATTGCGTTTAATGGCATCATGCTACTAGTAGAACTACCAGATATTACAGTCCAAGATTTATAAACTTGGAATGGATTAAGCATCACATCCGTTGGATCTATCTTTTTAAAGACAGTTGGATATGCACCTACATATGTATTTTCATTGTTTGATAATCTAGATTCAGCCATATTCAGTAAAAACCCTACTACATTTATTATAAATATAGCAGGGCCTAAATCAATGTGTTATTTTAAAAATCTAGCTTAACTCGGATCAATGCTTCTCGTTGAAATGATTTTAGCAATGGTTGACTTAATTTAGCTACTCCTAATAATTCTTGACGATCATTATATAATCCTACTGTAGTAATATATGTTTTAGGATCACCTATAAAAGTTGCTTGTGAAATTTCCCCGACACTTCCGGTTACATATGATGGATTATTTGAAAAGTTATATTCTGCATTTTTAATTCTTACAAAATAATGCGTGCTTGTTACTTTTTCTGAGTTACGGGCTTGGAAACCATATGGATCACCAGTAGCTGAATTTGTTAATAATGCCGATCCTGATATTGAATGGTATAGTGCGAAATGGTTATTTCCTTCTGAACTAGATCCAGTATTAGTTTGAAAATTAAGTTGTTGATCCAACATTTTACCATCCAATATCAATGTTCCATAATCTGGGTAAACTAATCCATAATATACAGGAGCTGTCGGATTAAACACTCCGCCATTTAATGAACCAGATACAATATTATAAACTACGCCAGCACCAACTTGAGTTCCTTGTGATATTGATGAATCATCAATCAAAGTAACAATTTTCGAACTAGAAACAGCAACAGATCCAGTAGCATTTAATGGTCTAGAACCCGATATTAATCGTAATGGTAATTCAAAATTTCCAACATCTAATTTTTCTTTAACTCGGTTACGTTTAAAGTTAACAACATAAATTGAAT